CTTTGGCTGTGGGAGCTGTGTCATTCGTGAAGTCGATGACATCGACCAGGCGTTCCAAGACGAAGTAACCGATACACAAACTCGGTTGTCAGTCTAAGGAGTGAGTGTTGTGAATCCGAAAGCCGATAGATTCTTATCTGAGGTCTTCTTTTCCTTTTGTAAAGGGGCGGACACACCAGTATCCCTGTCATGCTGGCTTCTCTTCAAATATGGCGAGTTTGAACAACTCGTCAAAAAGGAAGTGAATCCGATGGCATACACTGATGGCGATGTCTTTGCTCGTGACTATGCGGTGGTCAAGTACTTATCCAAGTACAAAGATCTCCGCACAGGCATTGACTTAGACAAAGTCACCTTCGATGCATGGCAACATGCAGAGTTGCAGTGTGCAGAAACCAATAGGAGGCTCAAACTTGCTAGTGTACGTGGAAGTTCTCCACGCGTTGAAGCCGTAATGTTTACGGCTAAACGTAAAATAGCTAGCTTACTTGGGCCTCTTAAACTGGCGTCTGTGCTTGCAGGGTGTAAATGGGGACCAGGGTCGACTTTCTCGTTGAAAGGCGAGGAGGCGACTCTGGTGGACAAGATTCGGGAATACCCGATCAATGTCACAAGTAGAGCGTTGCCTTACATTAAAGCGGTCATAGAGGCCGATCCACATTGGGCAGAAGTAGTAATCAACGGACAAAAGCACTCCGTTGACGAAACCTACGCTTATGTGGACGCTCCCTTTTCACTGCTACCCAGCTGTTTCACAACAGTTGGTGGTTGTAGGGCGACGTTGGTTGACAAATCTGCGAAGACCAAGCGTGCGATAGCGATCGAGCCAACTGGAAATATTTTCCTCCAGTTGGGTGTAGGTCGCTTCATACGTAAACGTCTTCAACGAGTCGGTATCGATCTTGATGATCAGACGTGGAATCAGGCTCTAGCGTACTTCGGCTCCATCACTGGAGACGTTGCGACGATAGATCTCAAAGCCGCGTCGGATACCGTCAGTAAGGAAGTTGTTTATCAGCTTCTTCCTCTGGAGTGGTCCCTATTACTGGACCAACTCAGATCTCCAAAAATATCCTGGAAGAAGGGACAATGGCTCGATTTGGAAAAGTTCTCCAGTATGGGGAACGGATTCACGTTTGAGCTTGAGTCTCTTATCTTCTGGGGTATTACTTCCGCTGTTGTGGAAGTATCGGAGTCGGAGGAGCTAATAGGCGTTTACGGAGATGATATCGCTTGCCCGACGAATTGCGTGCCATTGCTTCGCGAAGTACTCGAGTTTTGCGGCTTCTCCATTAACCAGGAGAAATCGTTTGACAGAAGTCCTTTTCGTGAAAGTTGTGGCAAGCATTATTGGTACGGCAGTGATGTTACTCCTGTTTACCAAAAAGAAGTTCCCGGAACTCTCCCCGAGCTTTATCGACTTTGTAATCGTTTTCTTCGCTACGGTTTCCGTAGCGGGGATGACGTACTACTTTGTCGATCAGTATGGGTTGAGTCAGCCTGGCGCGCAAGTGTCAGGTGTGTAGCAGATTTTCTTGCTGCACCAAGGAACCTATCGTGGCGTGATCTCGACTTCGGCTGTGGTGCGGAGGATAAAATCTTCGCATTCATTGCCTGGGCCCGAGGGCACGCGATCCCTTTTGGGGATGTCTGCGACGACGGACTTATGTTGCCTTTACGGCATCTAAAGTACTTCGTTTTGGACCACGATCAGCACGGGGCATTAAAACTCCCTGTGTTGTCTTTCCGACCAAAGCAGAAACCTGCCGATGGTCGTTGTCTATTAGCTTACTGGCTGCGCTTCTTGCCGGAGGAACCCTTTAACGGGGTTATTCCGGTGAGGCGCAGGGGTCAGTATAAATCGAGGCGCAGGTGGTTCTATAACCTGAGCTTCGTTTCTGACCC